GGTCAGTTGAGAAGTTCAAAGGACTTCTATTCCAAATCGAGCGCGATGCTAACGCAATTGCACAAAGAACTCGTAGAGGAAAGGGTAACATGATCCTCTGCTCGGCAGACGTTGCTTCGGCACTCACCATGGCAGGTGTTCTTGATTACACCCCAGCACTTAACGCTAACCTCAACGTTGATGACACCGGAAGCACCTTCGCTGGTGTTCTCCAAGGTAAGTATCGTGTTTATATTGATCCTTATGCTGCTAACGTTTCTGCTAACCAATACTACGTTGTTGGTTATAAGGGTTCTTCACCTTACGATGCAGGACTATTCTACTGCCCATACGTTCCCCTTCAAATGGTTCGTGCAGTTGGCGAAAACAGCTTCCAGCCAAAAATCGGGTTTAAGACTCGTTATGGCATCGTTGCTAACCCATTCGCTGAAGGCACTGCACAAGGTTCTGGTCGTCTTCTTGCTAACGCAAACCGTTACTATAGAAGAGTCCGTGTTGACAACTTAATGTAAAAATTAATTTTACATACATCAACCTCCCAGAAATGGGAGGTTTTTTTATAAATATTAATGTAGATAACCTATTAAAAATGTCTTTTATTTATCTTGCAACTAATATAAAAAATAATAAAAAATATGTAGGAAAGACTTCTTATGATAAGTTGCATAAAAGAATAAGTCAACATATTTGGTATTCAAAAAATAAAAATTCAAATATTCCATTTTCAAATGCTTTAAGAAAATATGGAAAAAATGGATTTAACTGGGAGATAATAGAAGAATGCAATAATGAAGAATCTGGATTGCGAGAAATATATTGGATAAAAGAATTAAAACCAGAATATAATGCTACTTTGGGCGGAGATGGAGGAACATACGGAATCCCTTGCCCAGAACACGTAAAAAATGCAACAAGAATAGCAAATTCAAAAAAAGTTAAAGATAAAATTACTGGAAAAATATACAACTCGGCTACTGAAGCATCAAAAGATGTGGGGCAAAATTTAAAATCAATATCCAGATCTTGTTTAAATTCTTCAGTTAAGACGAGATGGGATTATATCTAAATACAAATAAAAATGTCCCAGACACCATTCTCAAAACAATTATCAAATAGAAATTTCTTATCTCCAGCTGGATTTAAATTTTCTATTACAAGGATTCCAAAAGCAGATTTCTTTTCTAATTCTGCAAATATTCCAGGAATCAATCTTGGTGTTGCAATGCAACCAACTTACCTAAAAGATATTCCTGTTCCTGGCGATAAAATAACTTATGATGATTTATCTTTTAGTTTTTTTGTAGATGAAAATTTAGAAAATTATCTTGAAGTTCATAATTGGATAAGAGGGCTTGGTTATCCAGAAAGTATACAAGAATTTTCCACTTTAAAGGAAAATGATCAATATTTTCCTACTACTTCGGCAAGAAATCCTTATAACGAATATTCTGATGCTTCTTTGTCAATCTATAATAGCAATTTCAATATAATTGCACAAATACATTTCAAAGATGTCTTTCCTGTAAGTTTATCTCCTGTAAATTTTGATGCAAAATCAGGTGATATTAATTATGTTGAAGCAGAGGTCACTTTTAAGTATTCTATATATGATATAGTTGTTTTATGATTTATGAACCTTGATGAAATTCAATTATTATGGGAAGAAGATTCAAAAATAGATCAAGATAATCTCCACACAGAGTCATTAAAAATACCTTCTCTTCACGCAAAATATTATAAAATTTATAACAATATTTTAACTCTAAAAAAATCTCAAGAGAACAAATATAAGATTTTAAAAAAAGAAAAATGGCAATATTACACGGGAAAATCTGATCCTGATGTTTATATCAAAAAACCATTTGACCATAAAGTATTAAAGCAAGATTTAGATAAGTATCTTGATGCTGATGAAGAATTAATTACTTGTTTAACAAAAATTGAATATTACCAAATGATGGTGGATTATTTGGAAAGTATTCTAAAAACAATATTAAACAGAACATATCAATTAAAAAATGCCATTGATTGGTCAAAATTTGTTGCAGGATATAGTTAAAATATGACTGATATTATTATCAAAAAGAAGAATGAAATTTTTCTCACAGTAAAGGCAGAACCACATATATTTCAAGAATTGTCAGATCATTTTACTTTTGACATTCCTGGTGCAAAGTTTATGCCGCAATATCGCAGCAAACACTGGGATGGAAAAATAAGATTGTTTTCTACACATAATGGTGAGATTTATGTTGGTCTTTTAGATAAAATCATTTCTTGGGCAAAAAATCATCAATACTCAATTGAGTTTGAAAATAATAAATTTTATGGAACTCCATTTGAAGAAAATGAAATGGTTTCATATGAAGGAGTTTCTGATTATATGAATAAAATTTCAAAGCATAAACCAAGAGATTATCAAATTGATGCTGTTTATGATGCATTAAAATATAATCGTAAACTTTTAATATCTCCAACTGCTTCGGGAAAATCTTTAATGATTTATTCTGTTGTTAGATATTATATTGAATCAAGTAAGAGAATTTTACTTATTGTTCCGACAACTTCTCTTGTTGAACAAATGTATAAAGATTTTGAAGACTATGGATGGAATGCAGAAGAATATTGTCATAAAATTTATTCAGGTAAAGAAAAGACAACCGATCTTCCTGTAGTGATTACAACCTGGCAATCAATATACAAATTAGATAGAAAATTCTTTAAAGATTTTGAAGTTGTAATTGGAGATGAGGCACATCAATTTAAATCAAAGTCTCTAATCAGCATTATGACCAAGTTGGACGATGCCAAGTATAGATTTGGGTTCACTGGAACTTTAGATGGATCACAGACGCACAAATGGGTCTTGGAAGGTCTATTTGGTCCTAGTTACAAAGTAACTCAAACAAAAGATCTCATTGATAAGGGTCATTTATCAAAACTGCAAATTCGTGTTCTTTTGTTGAAGCACAATGAACATCAATTTAATGATTATGAAGAAGAAATTCAATATCTTATAAATCATCAAAAAAGAAATAATTTTATTAAAAATCTTGTAAATGATTTAAAAGGAAATACATTGGTTCTTTTTAGTCGTGTTGAATCTCATGGAACTCCTCTTTATGAGTTGATAAATAATTCAGTAGATAAAAATCGTAAAGTATTTTACGTTCATGGTGGAATAAGTACCGAAGAAAGAGAAAAAGTAAGAGAAATTACAGAAAAAGAAAGCAATGCAATTATTGTTGCTTCTTATGGAACATTCTCAACTGGAATTAATATTAAAAATTTGCACAACGTAGTCTTTTCTTCACCAAGCAAATCTAGAATAAGAAATTTACAATCTATAGGCAGAGTTTTAAGAAAGGGGGATAGTAAGACCAAAGCTATTCTTTATGATATTGCCGATGATATTACATACAAATCAAAGAAAAATTATACGTTAAATCATTTAATTGAAAGAATAAAAATCTACAATGAAGAAAAATTTAACTATGAAATTATACAAGTTAATTTTAAAGAAAAATGAACGAAGACTTTTACGCAGTTATAAAATTAATATCAGGTGAAGAAATATTTTCGCAAGTTTGTTCCTGTGAAGAAAAAGATAAAACTATTTTGATTCTTGATACTCCAGTAGTTATTGAAACAATTAATATTCGTCAATTAGGGGTTAATGCAGTTCGTGTTAATCCTTGGTTAAAATATGCAAATGATTCAGTGTTAGTTATTAATATGGATAGAGTAATTACAATTACTGAAATAAATGATGAATCAATAATTAAAGTGTATAATAAATTCTTAAGAGATAAAGATAAAAAAACTTCTATGGGTAGTGTTACTCCTAATATGGGGTTCCTATCATCTATTGCCGAAGCAAGAGTATCTTTAGAGAAGTTATATAATAATTGAAGCTATAATTGATCTTCAACCCTAACAGAGTGATTATAGACAGATTCAAACTGTTTGTCAACTACTTGATCTATGTGCTATAATAAACAAAGATTAATAAGACTTATAAATGAAAGAAAAGAAAAAGAATCCTAATTATGTGAATAATAAAGATTTTCATGATGCATTGATTACTCATAAGAGAAGACTAGAAGAATCAAAAACTAATGGTCTTCCACCACCAAGGATTTCTAATTATCTTGGTGATTGTTTTTTGAAAATTGCTACTCACTTATCATATCGTCCAAACTTTGTAAATTATATGTTCCGTGAGGATATGATTTCGGATGGTGTAGAAAATTGTGTTCAATATATTAATAATTTTGATGTCAATCGTTCAAATCCATTTGCTTACTTTACTCAAATTGTTTGGTATGCTTTCTTGAGACGCATTTCCAGAGAAAAGAGACAAATGGAAATTAAAGAAAAGATCATTGAACGCAGTGGATTTGAAGAAGTTTTTACTGCAGATGAAGGATTTAATAGATCAGATTACAATACAATTAAAGACAATATTCAGATTAAATTGAGTCAATGAAGATCGGATTAATTACGGATACTCATTATAATTTTAGAAAAGCAAATAAATCTTTTCATGAGTATTTTGCTAAATTTTATGATGACATATTTTTTCCTACGTTAGAAAAACGTAAAATTAAAACAGTTATCCATTTAGGTGATGCTTTTGATAGTCGTAAAGGTGTTGATTATTGGGCTCTTGATTGGGCAAAGGAAAATGTTTATGATAGATTTCAAGATTTGGGAATTACTGTTTATAATATTGTAGGAAATCACGATGCTTATTATAAAAACAGTAATGAAATTAATGCCATAGACACACTTCTTCAACAATATTTCAATGTAGTTAGAGTTTCTAAACCAGCAGAATATATTATTGAGGGAATGAAAACTGTTCTTCTTCCTTGGATATGTGCTGATAATGAAAAAGAAACTTTTAAACTTCTTGAACAAACAGAAGCAAAAGTTGTTTTTGGTCATCTTGAATTGAATGGATTTTCTGTTTATCCAGGACAATATCAACAAGAAGGACTGGATAAAAAAGTATTTCAAAAGTTTGAAAGAGTATTTTCTGGGCATTATCATACTCGTAGTGATGATGGAAAAATCTTTTATCTTGGAAATCCATATCAAATGTTTTGGAATGATGTAGATGATATTAGAGGATTTAATATTTTTGATACTAATGAATATGAGTTAGAAAAATTTGATAATCCATATAGTATGTTTGAAAGAATATATTATGATGAGACAGATTATAAGAACTTTGATACTTCATATCTAACAAATAAAATGGTTAAGATAGTTGTTAGGAAAAAAGAAGATCATTTGAAGTTTGATAAGTTTGTAGATAGCATACTTAAAGTTAATCCTTTAGAACTTAAGATAGTTGAAAATATTGATGTTTATGATGATGATGTAGATTGTTCTGATATTACTACAGAAGATACATTAGGTATTTTGGATAAATATGTGCAAGAAGCAGACTTTGATTTAAATAAAGATATGGTCAAAAAACTTTTAAGAGATGTATATAAAGAAGCATTAGAAATAGAATAATGTTTATACTTACTATCAAAGAAAAGGAAGATGAAGGTGCATATGCAGTCATTGACGATGATGGTGAGAAAGCATTGTATTTTTTTGAAGAAGAAGATGATGCAGAAAGATATGCTGGTCTTTTAGAAGCAGAAGATTATCCAGAAATGTCTGTAATTGAAGTTGAAGATGAACCAGCAATAAAAACTTGTGAGATGTATGGATATCATTATGTTATAATTACCCCAAATGAACTTGTAATTCCTCCGCGAGAAAATGATTGTATTCAAGCAAATAAGTTATCGTAATTTTTTATCATCAGGAAATCAACCAACTCAAATAAAATTTACAGATACTCAAACTGCATTAATTGTTGGTGCAAATGGATCTGGAAAGAGCACGATGTTAGATGCTTTGTGCTTTAGTTTGTTTAATAAAGCATTTCGTAAAATTACAAAAGGGCAATTGGTCAATTCAACCAATGAAAAAGAATGCTTGGTTGAGATTGAATTTAGTATTGGAACAAGAGAGTATAAAGTTGTAAGGGGAATTAAACCAAATATTTTTGAAATTTGGATTGATGGTGTTTTGCAAAATCAAGCAGCAGCATCTACAGATCAACAAAAACAACTGGAAGATAATATCTTAAAATTAAATTATAAGTCATTTACTCAAATTGTAATTTTGGGTAGTGCTTCTTTTGTTCCTTTTATGCAATTATCTACGGCAAATCGTAGAGAAGTTGTAGAAGATTTATTGGATATTAAAATTTTTTCTGCAATGAATGCGGTGATTAAAGATAAAATTAAAAATACAAATGATAAAATTAAAGAACTTTCTTTGAAGCAATCTATGACCGAAGAAAAGGTTGAGATGCAAAAAGAATTTATTGAGAGTGTTGAGAAAAGTGGTAAAGAAAATATAGAAAAGAAAAAAGATAAAATCACTTCTATTACCACTTATATTGACCAGTTAACGGCAGAGAATGGACAAAAGGTGTCAGTGGTGTCGGAAACCCTTCAACCTCAACTGGAAGACCTTCTGGATGCATCTAAAAAATTAAAAAAACTTTCTAATTTGAAGGGCAAGATTTCTGAAAAAGTATCAAGTATTACAGAACAGCATAAGTTTTTCAATAATAATTCGGTATGCCCCACTTGCACTCAAACAATTGAAGAAGATTTTAGGTTAAATAAAGTTAGTGAATCTGAAACCAAAGCAAAGGAACTTCAGCAAGGTTATAATGAGTTAAAAGAAGCAATTCAACAAGAGGAAAAACGAGAACGTGAATTCAATGTCGTCTCAAAAAAAATCAATTCTTTAAACAATGAAATTTCTAACAATAATGTTAAAATTTCCCAACTTAATAAACAGTCAAGAGACCTGGGACAGGAAATTCAAGACATTGCCAACAAAATTAAAAATAGAAATGTTGAAAGAGAAGCATTAACTGAGCTAGAACAATCTTTGAATTTGATTGAAATTGAAAAAGCAAATGAAAAAGAAAATATAACTTACTACGATTTTGCTAATTTTTTAATGAAAGATGGTGGCATTAAAAGTAAAATAATAAAACAATATCTGCCATTGATGAATAAACAGATTAATAAGTATCTGCAAATGATGGATTTTTATATTAATTTTACTTTAGATGAAGAATTTAAAGAAAATATCAAATCTCCTATTCACGAAGACTTTACATATGAAAGTTTTAGCGAAGGAGAAAAAATGAGAATTAATCTTGCAATTTTGTTTACTTGGAGAGAAATTGCAAGAATGAAAAATTCAGTTAATACCAATCTTCTTATTTTAGATGAAGTTTTTGATAGTTCTTTGGATTTTATGGGAACAGATTATTTTACAAGAATTATTAAATATGTGATAAAAGATACTAATATATTTGTTATTTCACATAAGACAGACGAATTGATTGATAAATTTGATAGGATTGTTAAGTTTGAAAAGGTTAAAGGATTTAGTAAAATGGTTGACTGACCTTTGGTTTTTTGATATGATTGGTAAAGGTAAATCTGCCTTTTCTCTTATTATGGATGAATATCCCTATTCAATAAATGAGTTTACAATAAAACTCGATGAAATAACTGGTTTAATTGACGTTACAAAATCCCCTGTGAATATGCCTGAAAAAACAAATGCTAATGGTTTCTGGAAATACAACGAAGATAAAATCCTGAAACAACTTGAACAATATATTGCTGGTACTTATAGTCAGCATTATGTTGATAGGACTGGTGGTGGAACAGAACAAACCCTTGATAAGATCAAACACAATCGTCGTGAAGGATTTTGTGCTGGTAACATTACCAAGTATACTGATCGTTATGATACCAAAGGAACTCCTCGTGCTGACTTGTTTAAAGTTCTGCACTACACTATTCTTTTGATTAATCATCTCAATCTTGTTGAAAATAAGTGAAAATTAAACCCAAAATTATGAAACTGTCTGAATCTACTATTACTATTTTAAAAAACTTTGCTTCAATTAATCAGTCTATTCTGGTGAAGGAAGGTTCCAAACTTCGCACAATTTCTGTGATGAAGAACATTCTTGCGGAAGCAGAAATCAAGGAAGAATTTCCAAAAGATTTTGCAATCTATGACCTTAATCAATTTCTAAATGGATTGGGTCTGCATCAAGATCCAGACCTTGATTTTGAGAATAATTCGCACGTTATTATTCGTGAAGGAAAACGTCGAGTAAAGTATTTCTTTGCCGATCCAGAAGTTATTGTATCTCCACCAGAAAAGGATATTGTCCTTCCTTCTCAAGATGTTTGTTTTCAACTAGAACATTCACAATTGGATAATTTGAAGAAAGCGGCAGCAGTATATCAACTTCCAGATCTTTCTGCTATTGGTGAAGCAGGTGCAATTCGTTTGGTTGTTCGTGATAAAAAGAATGACACTTCCAATGAATATTCTATCGTAGTTGGTGAGACTGATAAAGAGTTTACTTTTAACTTCAAGGTGGAGAACCTTAAGATTATTCCTGGTTCTTATGATGTGGTTGTGTCAGAAAAACTTCTGTCTAAGTTTACCAACGAACGTTATAATCTTTCTTACTGGATCGCTTTGGAGCCTGATTCTAATTTTTCTTGATTTTTAATTTTATATTATGAATATTTTTGTCGTCGATGAATGTCCTGTAATTTCTGCTGTAGAACTTCCTGACAAATACTCAGTGAAAATGCCCTTGGAAACTTGCCAAATGGTCTCTGTCATCTTCTCCAAATGGTACTATGATTGGGGATACATTCCCAAAAAGGATGGAACCCCTTATAGTACTGAAAAGGGAGCATTTCGAAATCATCCTTGTACTGTGTGGGCAGCAAAATCCCACGAGAACCTTGCCTGGTTGATTCGGCACGGATTTGCCCTTTGTAATGAGTATCGGCATCGTTATGGTAAAGACCACGCTTGTATGAAAGGACTTGAAGTGGCAGAAAATATCTTTGCTACTAAAAGTGGAAAGGAGATTTATATCTACAAAAATGTGGTAGAATTCACAAGGGCAATGCCCGACGAATTTAAACTTGACGAAAGTATTGATACTCCAACAGCATATCAAAAGTATGTTGCGTCTAAACCTTGGGTAAAGGACAATTACCTAAAAATTCCTGATAGAATGCCAAATTGGATTTATGAGTATGCGTGAAGATTTTTTGTGGGTGGAGAAATACCGTCCAAAGACAATTGAAGATTGTATTTTGCCTGATAATATCAAGAAGTCTTTTAGGGACTTTCTAAATAAGGGTGAAATTCCAAATTTGCTTCTTGCTGGACCTCCAGGAGTTGGTAAGACCACAGTAGCAAAGGCACTATGTAATGAGTTGGGAGTAGATTTTTATGTTATCAACGGATCTGATGAAGGACGATTTCTGGACACGGTACGGAACCAAGCAAAGAACTTTGCTTCGACCGTCTCACTTCAAGAAACTGGTAAACACAAAGTCATCATCATTGATGAGGCAGATAACACAGGAAACGACGTACAACTCCTTCTACGGGCTAATATCGAGACGTTTTATAACAACTGTAGATTCATCTTCACCTGCAACTACAAAAACAAAATCATTGAACCCCTCCACTCCCGATGTGCAGTTGTTGAGTTCAGTATCAAAGGAAGAGAAAAAGCCCAGTTGGCAGGATCCTTCTTCAAGCGTTTACAAAACATCTTGGATGAAGAGAGCATCAAATATGATCAGAAAGTACTTGCCGAATTAATCAATAAGCACTTTCCTGATTGGAGGAGAGTTCTTAATGAGTGCCAAAGGTACTCTGTTGGTGGTGAGATAGATGGTGGAGTTCTTGCATCTTTTTCTGATATTGCTGTAAATGACCTTATCTCTCATCTCAAAAATAAAAACTTTCCTGAAGTACGAAAGTGGGTGGTCGCCAACTTAGACAACGATCCTGGTGTCGTTCTTCGCAGAGTTTATGATGCCTGTTATGGTTGTCTTTCCCCCCAAACTATCCCTGCTGCCGTTCTTATTATTGCTAAGTACCAATACCAGATTGCGTTCGTTGCTGATCAAGAAATTAACCTTCTTGCAGCATTAACAGAAATTATGTGTGAGTGTGAGTTCCAATGAGACCTGAAACAAGAGAAGCAATGGAGATGCTTTTTACTGCTAAATGGAATCTACCAAAGGCAGCAGAGCATTGCAATCTTACTCATAAAGAATGTAAGATTGTATTTAATGAGTATTGTAATTTTCACCCTAAGACTTATGAAATCCCTTAAAACGCCGTTACGCTACCCTGGCGGTAAGTCTCGTGCTTGCGTCAAGATGGACCCATACTTTCCTGACCTACGAGATTATAGTGAGTTTCGGGAACCATTTCTTGGGGGTGGAAGTGTTTCTATTCACATTACAAAGAAGTATCCAAACTTGAAAATTTGGGTTAATGACCTTTATGAACCTCTAGTTAATTTCTGGCAGGTTCTTCAAACTTTCTCTGGTGATTTGAGAGATACTCTTTCTCGGGAAAAATCAAATAATAATAATCCAGAAGCAGCAAAAGAACTT